CCAACGCCTCAACAAAATTCCTAAGCTCAGCAGCAGAAAACTGTTGCGCCTTAGCGTCAGGGTCCTCAAAGGCGAGGATTCTCGCAATGTAAGCGTCGAACAGTTTCTCGCCAGTCTCAGGATCGACACCGATATCTTCCGGCTTAACACCAAACAGCAGCCGCTGCGGGATCGCCATAATCTCAGCCGTCCCCTGCATGTCCATCAGGATACGGGCCGCAGCATCAGTGACCGACCGTAGCTCGGGTGTAATCTCAGACGTACCATACGGGTCAGACAATCGGGTGCGGTTCTGCAACGGAACCACCGGCACCAACATCAAACCATGCGAAATCTGATTCAACACCACCCACGCACCCTTATCCTTAACCCACTGGATCGTCTGATCCGGCAGATACAAGGTGGCCGACACAACCGTCGAACCGTCATCCGAATACACAGCCCTGATAGCTTGGGTGACACTCTTAGTGCGAGGATCAATCGTCGCATGTAACGTTGTAGGCGGCTCAACCCTAATCAACGGAATGTCAGGATCGACACCCAGATCGACGGCAGGATCGGGCATCGAAATAGTGATATATGCTCGTCCGTAAATCAGGGCATCAGTGTGACCCAACGTGGCCTCAATGTCCAGGTTGTTGGCCTGCCACCAATCCCACAACTCTTTATCCGCCTCATCTTTACCGGCAACGCGGAACCCCTCAATCTCCTGCCGCTCTGCGATTGAATCGACGTAAAGCCGGGGATAGCCCACATGTGCCAGCAAACCACGCATATTAGGTGGTACAGCGATACCGATAGCGTCCGGTCTGCGAACAGAATCATAATACTGCTTGGCGTCCTTCAAACCTTCCTGAGCCTGATCGAACGCATTCAACATGTCATCTCTGGTTGCATCAATTGATGCTGACGGTGACCCGTCATTCATATACCCATTGGGTGCGTTCTGTTGTGGTGAAGTCATTAGCTAACCACCATTGCCTTCCTCGACCGATTCTTCTTTGACATAAGGTAATCCTGACGACCACCAAACGCCAACACGGCGGCGACAGCGCAGTCAATTTTACGCGACGAATCCTTACTCGCCTTACGGATACTGATAGAATCAAACTGTGTAGGATGCCTACGCGCATTCAAAACGTGCTGACGTAACGTAGGATCACCATTATGGCAAAGCTCATGCTCCCACACAGCATCCAAAAACCGTTCACAATCCAACCCGAACCGTTTAGTTTGGCCGCGCATATCGAATGCGATAGGGTTACCGGGAGTAGCATTAACTTTCATTTTACGTTTAAAGTCCCTACCCCACTGATCGACATAAGCCTCAAATTCCTTCACGTCAGCCCTGAATGCAACCACATCATAGGCGCTGAACACGTTACGGACATGATTATCCACATCCTCACGCGGAACTTCCTCGTTGTGATAGTTGTTAGGGTTCCACACTTTGATGGGGAACAGGGCACCATCCTCGACCCTGCACGCCACCAACGCCGTCCAGTCATTCGACTTAGACCCATCAAACCCCAACGTGATCTTATCGCCCTTAGTTAACGTAACATCCGACCTGACAGCATCCCACTCATATGGTGCGATCCAAGAATCCTCGGAGGCATTCACCTGATTCAAAAACTTGCGGCGAGATTCAGTGATCGGATTCTTAACATCCAACACCGACTCAACGATAGTTTCAATCGGCAACCACAACGAATCCCCGCGAGCAATCTCCAAACCGGCACGCAACCGTTTCAGACCAAGCTCATACCCCTCAGGGTCCTCCCGCTGCGACGGAATCTCAGACACCGGAGTATCAGCCGGTGCCTCCAACGCATCATACAAGGTGCCCACATCGACAGCCTGACCTGCCTGCACAGCCTGCCACGCCTCATAATCCCTTTCGGCGACAGAATCCTCACCAGGAATATGTGCGTTACAGATCGACAATGTGCGTGAACCAGCGATCTTAGTGACATTACCCTCAATCACATTCGCAAGCTCATGCCCATTGTTGGCTTCCTGCCACCACTGAGTCTCATTCTGAATGACCAGCGTAGGACGGTTACCTTCCATCGAATGCGGGGATGACGTTACAGCCTCAATCCTACCACCAGCAGCAGTATAGATAATTGTTTTGTTAACATCAAGGTTGTAATCTTGCTTCATCTTAGACGAAATCATCACCGGAAACAACGACATAGTGTTCTTAGTTTGTTCCTGCGAAACAGCCACAATCTGAACCCACGCCGCATGACGCGGCTTACCCACCGGCTGACCGTCAACAAACTTATCGAACGCTACCGGACCACACAACTCCACCAACGACAACGCGGCAGCTATCGGGTCCTTCCCATGTCCCTTCATCCTACGGAACACACCATTACGGTGACGGTATTTACCATTCTCATCGACAGCATACCACCAAAGGATAAACCTGGCCTGCTCCAATGTTGGCATAAACGGCTCACCAGCATTCCCGCCACCCGGCGTTTTAACGTAGTCAGCCCACCAATTTAGAACATCCCAACCCAATGTGTGTTCAGGTAAATACCATTCACCGCTTTTCAGTTTACGCCACGTCGGCCCGATATAATGCGGTTCAGCAGGTACTAACAAATCTTCAGGTAAAATCATCAATACCTCCCTTCCGCTTTACGACGGCAAACCTTCATTAGCGGTCAACGTGAACGATGTGACCGCAGACCCGGCAACCACACTGATGCGCCGCAAAATAGTTGGGGTTGGTGGCGAGAACGTTAACCCACCTGTGCAGCGTTTATTTTGATCCGACGTGTACTCCCATTCGGCCTGAATGTACGGATGGTCGTCCCGCTCGTTACGGCTTGTCGTGTTGACAAACAGGCGGAACTTCAGCCACTTGACATTCTCGCCGTTATTCGCCCAGTTCTTGCCCAAAGTGATATCTTTGTTCACCACGTCCCAACCGCGTGAGGTGACCAAGTTGGCCGTGATTGAGTCAGTGGTGAACGTAGACTCTGCGGCCACCGACTCATAGCAGTGCCCCTGCATTTTCCATGTCGCAGGAACGGGTGTCAGTTGAGTGACACCAGCATCCGACCAACACTTCAACGTCAGGTATCCGCTGGCGAGCATCCACACCCCGCCCTCAAGGACATAGTTGTTCGCACCCGCAGCGAGATCGACATACGAACGGTTGGAGTACACCTTCGGTATCGACGGAGTGGCCTGCCAGAGAGCAGTACCCGCAGCAACCTTCAAAGTTTTACCCTCGTCGGCTGCGGTGATAGCAGGAACACCATTACCCGCCGCGCCCGTAGGGCCGGCAGCACCACCATTGATCGGCAGGACGCGGATAACCCAACGGACAGACACAGACTTCGGGCGGGTTTCAGGATCGCCACCAGCGAGCGTCACCGTGTGGGTGTGCGCCCCATCCGCCACAGCATTCATGTAGCCTTCAGCGTTACCGCCAGGCCCGACAGCCAGATCGTGCCCACCCTTATCGGTGACAATAGGCCGCCAATCGTCGGTGAACCCATGCCGGTGAGAACCAGCACTGTTAGTGGTGCCTGTGAATGCGGTGCGCGGCAGACGAGTCGTATCCTCCTGCACAACACCCGCAGTACCCTCACCGCCACGCGCACCCGCGCCGCGCAGGAAGTATCCTCGCAAATCCGGCAACGCGAACGTAGACGTACCATCAGCGGCGGTGCCCGCGTTGTACTTGTTGCCGATGACCGCATACAAGTCGGCATACGTTGTGACCGCCAAAATCTGGCCCTTACATTCCAGATAGTCGGCGGGGATGGTGTCAAGCGCCCACGGAACGATCTCACCGACACCACGCTTAGTCGGAGCGGCCCAAGTAGGCACACCCTTGACTACCGTCATCACCTTCTCATCGTCGGCGGTAGTGACCGGCGGAACGCCGACACCCCGCTTACCTTCCGGCCCGACAGCGCCACCGTTAACGGGGAGAACCCTCATCACCCAGCGGACAGACACCGACTTCGGGCGGGTTTCAGCGTCACCACCGACCACGTTGCCGTTGACGGTGACGGTGTGCGAATGATCCCCGGCGTTTTGGATGCCGGTGCTGATGGACTGGCCGGTGGCCAATTGGTTGATCGGGGAGAACTGGGTGTCCCGATATTTGCCGTCACCGCTAAAGTTGCCAGCCGACCGCCAGAAATCGTGGTGGTGGCCACCGGTAGTGCTGGTAGTTCCGGTCGATGACACTGTAAAGTTGGTGTTTGGTTTGCGGGTAGTGTCGCCCTGCACCGCACCAACAGCGGCTTCGCCACCCGCACCGCCGACACCACGCAGGAAATACCCGCGCAAATCCGGCAATGCGAACGTGCTAACACCGTCAGCTGCCGTTGACCCGTTGTACTTGTTGCCTATCACAGCATACAAATCGGGGTAAGCCGCCGTCGAAACGATCTGGCCCTTGCACTCCAAATAATCTGCCGGGATGGTGTCCAGCATCCACGGGATGATCTCACCCACACCCCGCTGGGCGGTGGTGCCCGAAGCGGACACCGTCGAGGCCACCTTCACCCACGACGTGCCATTGAAGGAATACAGCGCAGCCTGATCCTCCACCAAATGTGTCGCCTTCGTGTCCGGTTGCAGGAACGCCCACGCCCCACCAACCCAACTCGCGATCTTGTTTTCGTGGGTAGCCCACGCGCCCGTCGCAGCACGACCCACAATCCACGACTGTCCCTCAACCGGGGTGGCCGGCGGGGTGGACAGGATCGACAGCACAGCAGTGCCATGCACCATGCCCAGCACAGCGGAATCAACACGATCATTGACTGTCTTCGCCGTGTCAATCAGAAGCTGATCGACTTCCGGTTTCGTGTAGCTGGTGGCCGCCGCTTTCGACGGCACCCAATGCGCCCCATCCCACGCCAACCCATCGTTGACAGCCGGGGTCAGGACACCGGTGGTGTTCACATCGTCCAGGTCGCTGATGGCGAGGGTTT